GTCTCCCATTTATTTATGCGGACTCTGAGTAGTTACCGATCATGGTTGCGCGTAGCGAATCACCCTATGTAACCGTCAACTGGCACTGGTGGGGTGGGTCATGGGTCCGGTCGAGTCTGCGGTGATGGCCGATCTCGAAAAGTGGGGCCCGGACGTTGCCGGCACAAGCCTCGCGGCGCTGGCGCTGGACGGTGCCCGCCGTCTGGACTCATCGGGCATGACGCCGACGCCGGCGTCGATGCTCCAAGCGCAGCTGCGCGCGACTCTGCTGGAGCTGGCGAAGCTCGCTCCGATCGAGGAAGTCGCAGACGAGATCGCCGCGGCGAAGAAGAAGCGCGATGAGCGTCGCGGCGCCTGAACTGCTCGGCCACCAGCGCCCGCGGATCCTGTCGGTCCCGCCGGCCAGGTCATCGGCCGGCGCGGAAGCCGCGGATCTCGCGAGCAAGGCGGGCCTGTTCCTGGACCCGTGGCAGACGTTCGTGCTCGAGCAGTCGCTCGGCGAGACGGCAGGCGGGAAGTGGTCGGCGTTCGAGGTCGGCCTCCTGGTGTCCCGCCAGAACGGCAAGGGCTCGATCCTGGAGGCCCGCGAGCTGGCCGGCCTGTTCCTGTTCGACGAGGAGCTGATCCTCCACAGCGCGCACGAGTTCAAGACCGCACAGGAGGCGTTCCGCCGGATCCGGGACCTGATCGACGGCAACGCGATGTTCAGCCGCCGGGTGAAGCGGATCACGAACAACACGTTCGAGGTCGGCATCGAGCTGATGACCGGCCAGCGGCTCCGGTTCGTCGCGAGGTCGACCGGCTCGGGTCGAGGCTTCTCCGGGGACTGCGTGATCCTCGATGAGGCGTTCAATCTTCCGGACACGGCGATCGATGCGCTGATGCCGGTCATGTCCGCGAGGCCGAACCCGCAGCTGTGGTACACCAGCTCGGCGCCGGACAAGGACTTGGCGCCGTGCGCCCCACTGGCGCGGATCCGGCGCCGCGGTGAGGCCGGCGGAGACCCGTCGCTGTTCTACGCGGAGTGGTCGATCGTCCCGCACGGCGAACGCTGCCATGCCTCGTGTGAGCTGCACGACGACGTTTCGAATCCGGAGTCCTGGGCGAAGGCGAACCCGGGCCTGGGCATTCGGCTGAGTGCCGAGCACACGGCCCGCGAGCTCCGGTCGATGGGCAAGGCGGGGTTCAGCCGGGAGCGACTCGGGGTGGGGAACTATCCCGCGCCGGACGGCGGCTGGCAGGTGATCTCCGAGGCCGCATGGTCGGACCTCTCCGAGGCCGAGGCCCTGCCAGTCGACCCGGTCGCGCTGGCGGTGGACATGACCCCGGACCGCAAGGCGGCCGCGATCTCGGCGGCATGGCGGCGTGCGGACGGCTTCATGCACGTCGAGGTGATCCGTCACAACCCAGGTACCGGCTGGGTCGTCGGGGAGCTGCTCGGGATGGTGGAGCGGAACTCGCCCTGCCAGCTCGTGATCGACCCGGGCGGACCTGCCGGGTCGCTGATCGCAGATCTGGCGGCCGGCCTCGAGGAGCTCGGCGTCGAGCTGGAGATCACGAAGCCGTCGATGCGCGACGTCGGACAGGCGTGCGGGTGGTTCTACGACGCGGTCACACCCACCGAGGGGAAGCCCACGCTGCGGTACACGGCGTACGCCGGGCTGACGTCGGCGGTGGCCGGCGCGGTGAAGCGGAAGCTCGGCGACGCGTGGGCGTGGGACCGACTGGGCGCCTCGGTGGACATCTGCCCGCTGGTCGCCGTGACCCTCGCGGCGTGGGGATTCATCACACGCTCGATCGAGAACCTTCCGGCGCCGGCGGGCCCGTCAAAGCAGACCCTCGACAAGTTCGGCGGCAACGAGCTGTTCCGTCCAACATCCCGACTGGCGATCTGAGGAGCGACATGGAGATCAAGATTCGGCTGCCCCGGATCCCGAGCGGCGGCTTGGCGAACATCGTGGGCCTGCTCGGCCTGCTCGGCGTCGTGCTCGCCGTGGGCGGGCTCACCGGCAACTACTGGTGGTCGCTGCTCGCCGGCGGCATGGTCGCGACGAGCCTGGCCTACATCGCTCAGGCGCACGTTGAGGCGGAGCGCGCGGCGACTCGGCCGACGCTGGTCGCTGAGGCTTCGCGGACCGCCTGATGCGTCCCTGGCTGGTTCCCCCGCGCCGTACGACCGAGGCGGTCACGCCCGAGCAGCTCGTCGCCACTGGCGCTCTGGGCGGCTCGTGGGGTGTCGACCCGATCGATGGCGACCGCGGGTACCGGCCGGCGGGCACGATCGGTGGCCGCGAGATCCCGTGGTGGACGGCGGAGAAGGCTCGCGCCTACGCGGTCAACGCCTACCGGGCGAACCCGATGGCCAAGGCGATCATCGACACGTTCACGGCGTTCTGCGTCGGCGACTCCGGTGTGTCGTACCAAGTCACGAACCCTGAGGTCCGTGCGGTCGTCGATCAGTTCTGGCAGGACCCGAAGAACCAGCTCGCGGACCGCCAGGAGCTGATGCTCCGGTCGCACCTGCTGCGCGGTGAGTCGCTGCTGGAGATGCTGGTCGGGCAGATGTCCGGGGTCGTCCGGATGTCTCCGATCGAGACCGGCCGGATCGATGACGTGCAGCTGCGCGGCGGGAACGCGTGGTGGCCGATCGGCGTGACGCTCGACGTCATGGCCGGCGGCGATGGCGGCCGTCAGCTGTCGGTGGTCGAGGTGAACGACTTCACGGGCCTGCGCGAGGGCAAGGCGATGTTCTGGACCAGCTTCAAGGCGCTGGACACCGACATCAGAGGCTTCTCGTTCTTGGGTCCGATCCTGGACCAGCTCGACTCCTACGACACGGTGCTGAGCAACCTGATCGACCGTACGGCGCTGGCCCGCTACATGGTCCACGACGTCACTCTCAAGGGCGCCGACCAGTCCGAGATCGATGCGTGGGTCGCGGCCCGTGGCGGCCTGCATGTGCCGCCGTCCGGATCGGTCGAGGTCCACAATGACGCGGTCGAGTGGAAGCCGTACACCGTGCAGAGCGGCGCCGAGGAAGACAGCGTCGCGGCACGCTCGGTGCTCACACAGGTCGCCGCCGGCGCCGGCCTGGCGAAGACCTGGTTGGCCGAGCCGGACGACGCGAACCGCGCCACGTCGCTGACGATGGCCGAGCCAGTACGGCGCCGTGTCGGTGGGGTCCAGAACATGTGGGTCGGCTACATGGCGGAGCTGACCCGCTTCCAGGTCGACCGGGCGGTGGCGGCGAAGCGCTTGGCGGCGACGGTGTCCGCGACGGACCCGCGTACGGGGCAGACGTACCAGATCCCCGCCGCTCAGGCGGTGACGGTGACGGGCCCGGAGATCGCCGCGGCATACGCTCAGCTGACGGCTTCGGTGCTGCTGAACCTGTCGACGGCGCTCGAGAACATGGTCATGTCCGGCGTACTCAGCCCGGAGGCGGCGAAGGTCGCGGCGCGGAAAGCCTGGGAAGGCTACATGGGTGTGCCGTACACCGCCGAGCTCGACAGCGCCGAGGCCAACCCGGACGACGTGGCGACCGCGATCGATGACGCACAGGTCGCCGAGGCGAAGCGCCGCAAGGGCGGCCACGGGAACGCCCGACAGCTCAAGTCGTACTGGACCAAAGGCGAGGGCCTGGCGAAGTGGGCGGACACCCCGCACCCGTTTACGGCGCTGCTTGGCCACCTTGCGAAGTACATGGACGAAGACGAGGCGAAGCGCACCGCGGCCACTTGGTACCACGACGTGAAAGGCACCTGGCCGGGCGCACATCACGGCAACAAGAAGGAGTCGATCAGTGGACAGGTATGAGGCTGCCCGGGCGCTGGGTCTGGCGGACGCGGACGTGCTCGCGGTCGAGGAGACCGAGGACGGCACGAAGGTCACGACGCGGGACGGCGGTGACCGGCTGATCAAGGACGACGGTGTGTTCGCGCTGTCGGATCACCCGGCGACCGCCCAGCTGCGCCGTCACGACGCGGACGCGGCCGACAAGGAATCCGAGCCCGACGACGTTCCAGATCCCGAGCCGAGCACGGTTCCGGGTGACGACGAGGTCCCGGACGGTTCGGCGGACGCCGTGCTCACCTGGGTCGGCGACGACTCGGGGCGCGCTCAGCAGGCCCTGGCCACCGAGGGTCGGCGCGAGCACCCGCGGTCGACGCTGGTCGACAAGCTTCGGAAGATCGGCGCCTGATGACCACGCGCCACGACCGCCACGACCGCCACGAGGAGTTCGACCCGAACTGCGGGGAGTGCGTGCAGGCGGCCGCCTCCGAGGCGTTCGAGGGCGCGGCAGGGTCCGGTGACATCGTCACCTGCCAGAAGTGCGGCCACAAGTTCGACCCGCTCGAGCCCGGCCCGACCGTGCGCGTCACCGAGTCGGTGGACACCGGGGCGGCCGAGGCGCACATCAACGGCTCCATGTCGTTCGACGACGTCAAGGAAGCGGTACGGAAGGCGCTCCAGGCCCGGACCCGCGGCGGGAACGGCAGTGAGTACTCCTGGGTCTATGTCGCGGACCTGACCGACACCGACGTGGTGTACGCGTTCGAGGGCGACGACCTGTGGCAGTGCACCTATGCGATCGACGACAACGGCCTCGTCACCCTTGGCGAGCCGACCCCGGTCGTGCGCACCTACACCGACGCGCCCCTCGGCGGGGCCGACGACACGGGCGCCGACGACATGGCGTCCGAGGCGTTCGACAGCTCGAAGCACCCGCGCGGGAAGAAGGGCAGCCCGACTGGCGGCCAGTTCGCCCCGCTCTCCTACAACGCCAAGACCAAGACGGGCAGCGGCTACGGCAAGAAGGCCGGAGACCCGAACGTCCGGGCGCTGCAGAAGGAGCTGAACCGGCTCGGCGCCACGGACGGCAAGGGCCAGGAGCTCGAGGTCGACGGGAAGCTCGGTCCGCTGACGACCGCGGCAACACGGAAGGCTCAGCGAGCACTCGGCCTCCCCGCAACCGGCAAGGTCACGCCGGAGCTGCTGGCGCGGCTGCGGAAGGCCAAGGCCATCAAAGGCATGGGGTCCAAGCCCGGCCCGCAGGCCGGAAAGACGAAGGCCAAGTCGGGCCCGCAGCCGGGCAAGGTCGTGAAGTCCAACCCCAAGGCGAAGAAGGTCGTCAAGGAGGCCGAGGAGTCCGTACAGATTGTCGGCCGGATCCTCGAGGCCCGCGGTGAGGACGACGACGGCGGCCGGATCTTCGGCGTGCGGATCATCGCGTACGGCGATTCGAAGAACTGGCGCCGGTACCCCGAAGCGGTGATGCGGGAGGCCTCGCACCTGTACGAGGGCGCGAAGGCCTACGACCACCACCGCACGGACGAAGAACTCGCGACCTCGACGATCAACGGGCTGATCGGCTCGTACCGGAACGTCGAGGCCACCGCGGACGGCATCGAGGGCGACCTGCATCTCCTGCCGGGTGCGACACATGCGGCCGAGGCGCTCGACGCCACGATTGTCGCGCAGGAGGCAGGCCTGCCCCCGCTGATCGGTCTCAGCCATGACGTGCTCGCACGCTTCCGGCATGTGGCCGAGGGCGGCGTGCAGGTCCAGGAAGCGACCGCGATCACGCAGGTCAACAGTGCCGACCTCGTGGCGGATCCCGCCGCGGGCGGCATGGCCACCCGCATGGTCGCGGGCGGAACAGACGGCACGGGCACCGAGCCCGCCGAGGAACAGGAGGGCGACGTGCCCACAAAGGAAGAGATCCTCGCCGCGTTCGCTGAGGCGAGCGACGACGAGCTGGCCGCGGTCGGCCTGTCCCGCGCGGCCGAGGCCGGCACCGAAGATGAGGACACGACCGAAGGCGGCGGCGAGCGGGAGACCGAGAGCCGCGAGACCGAGGCGTCGGGGCAGCCGAAGGGCAGCTTCATGTCCGCGCTGATGATCCGCGAGAAGGTCAAGGCGGCCGGGCTGCCGGAGGCGGTCGCCGAGGGCGTCACCGCGGCACTCCCCGACCGGATCGTCGAGGCTGACATCGACAACCAGATCGCGGGCCTGAAGAACTCCATGGGCCTGATCGAGCGCGCCGGCCTCACGCCGACCGTGGCGTCCACGAAGGTCACGCAGGAGTCCATCGACAAGAAGGCCGCCGCGCTCGACGCGTTCTTCGCCGGCGACTACACGAAGGGCTACCGGTCCTTCAAGGAGGCGTTCGCGGACTTCACCGGCCGCCGGCCGAAGGCGTTCGACGAGGACTTCAACCGCGTGATTTTGCGTGAGTCGATGGGCGTCTACGACTCGAGCATGCGCGCGTCAGAGTCCGCGGACTCGACCACGTGGAACCTGGTGCTGGGCGACTCGATCACGCGGCGGATGGTCGCCGAGTACGGGCAGCCGAGCCTCCAGACCTGGCGGCAGATCGTCAGCTCGATCGTCCCGGTCAACGACTTCCGTACGCAGCGCATCGACCGGGTCGGCGGCTACGGGGTGCTGCCCGCGGTCAACCAGGGCGCGCCGTACCAGCCGCTGACCACGCCCGGGAACGAGGAAGTCACCTATGCGCTCTCGAAGCGTGGTGGCACCGAGGACATCACGCTGGAGATGATCGCCAACGACGATGTCCGGGCGATCGCACGCATCCCGCAGAAGCTTGGCCTCGCGGCCGCGCAGACGCTGTTCCGGTTCGTGTGGGACTTCTTCAACCCGGCCAGCAACCCGACGATCTACGACGGCACCGGCCTGTGGACGGGCCACAACAACGCCGCGTCCGCCGCGCTCAGCTCCGCCGCGGTCTCGGCCGGTCGTCTCGCGATGCGGTCCCAGACCGCGTACGGGGACACCACCGACGTCTTGTCGATCATCCCGCGCAACCTGATCGTCGTGAACGACCTGGAGGAGCTGGCGTTCCAGCTCACCACCTCTGCGGTCGCTCTGCCCTCGGGTGCGCCGACCGGTGCCGCGTCGAACACCCCGAACATGCACTCCGGTCTCGGCATGGCCGTCGTGGACTATTGGGCCTCGGTCACCGGGTGGCTGCTCGTCGGCGACCCGAACCTGTGCCCGACGTTCGAGCTCGGCTTCTACAACGGCCGCGAGCAGCCCGAGATGTTCACGCAGAGCGACCCGTCCGTGGGCTCGATG